TGATATTAGATTAAATAATGGCTCAACAAATACTTATATTGGAGATGGAACAAGCGGTGTTTACATTTGGGGCGCACAATTAGAACAACAATCCTACGCAACATCTTACATACCCACCTCAGGAGCTATTGCCACAAGGTTAGCCGATAAAGTAACAGGAGCAGGAGACGCAACTACTTTCAATTCAACTGAAGGGGTATTGTATTTTGAAGGAAGTGCTTTGGTAAATGACTTAACAAATAGAATTATCTCAATAACAGACGGAGCAAGTGTAAATGGAGCTTCACTCTATTACTCATCATTGTCAAATGTTATCCGTGCTAATTACTACGTGGGAGGAGTTGAACAATGCAACTTACTATATACTTTAGCAGATGAAACAGACTTCAGTAAAATGGCTTTTGTATGGAAAATAAATAGGTTTGAGTTGTGGGTAGATGGTGTAAAAAGAGCCGAGGATTTAAGCGGGGCTGTAAATACTGCTAACACAATGAGTGACTTGAGCTTAAGCAGATTGGGCGGAAACGTATACTATGGAGAAATAAAATCAGTAATCACATTCAATACAGCTCTCACGGACGCAGAACTAGAATGCCTAACAAAAATTTAATATGAAGATAGCAAAATACGAGTTTAATTCAAAAGAACAATTCAAGACAAAAGAGATAGCCCTAGGAGTTACAACAGACGAAGATGGGAACGAATACCCAACTCATAACCATTCTATAGTAGAGCTAGGGCATATAGTTTTAGAAGCTGCGGTATATGACGAAGATGGTAACGAGGTAACTCCTGCAGTATTTTCTACTAAATACCATGTAGATGTAATGTACAGAGGAGTAGACTCACACCCCTGGGGCTGGGCCACTTACGCTGTAGAGTTAACTAACGAGGGTTCACATTCTTTTTTCGGGGTTAATTACCTAGATAATAGACTATAAAAACAAAAAACCTTGTTAGCTGTTTTTAAATAAAGTATAAACCCTTACAGAAACTTTATGAATAAAGCACAAGAAACATTAAGAAAAATTGCTGAGGCCTTAAATATTGCCTCAGAGCCTACTCCAGTAGTAGCTGAACCAGTAGCAGAAGTTACTCCAGTAGCAGAACCTGCACCAGCCGAGGCTGTGCCCGTAGTGGCCGCTGAACCAGCTCCAGCTGTAGTAGAACCTGCGCCAGTAGAACCAACAGAACCCGCACCAGTAGAGCCAGCTCCAGTAGCGGATACTAGGGTAGCGGACCTAGAGGCTCAGTTAGCAGATATGAAAAAAATTCTAGCGGACGCAATGAGAGAACCAGTAGCAGCACCAGCTCCAGTAGCAGGATTAACTCATAGCCCAGAGGCTGTAGTAGCTACAAAAGCTAACGGTATCGGTAAAAAAGGGGCTAGCATCCAGGATAGAGTACACGCCTATATAAACGGCACTAAATAAGTAACTAATTAACACTAATAAATACCAATTAAAAATTAAATTATGGCAACAACAACTTCAATTACAACAAGTTACGCAGGTGAAAAGGCTCAAGGCTTTATAGCCGCGGCTTTGCTTTCTGCGCCAACTATCGACAAAGGCGGAATTACAGTAAAGCCGAATATCAAATTTAAGCAAGTTATGCAAAAGCTCGCAGTGGGTGATATCGTAGCAGATGCTTCTTGTGACTTCACAGCAACTTCAAGTGTAACACTTACTGAGCGTTATTTACAGCCTAAAGATTTTCAGGTAAACTTGGAACTTTGCAAAAAAGACTACGAAAGCGACTGGCTGAGCATTGAGCAAGGTTTTTCTAGCTTTGACGAATTACCGAAATCGTTTGCAAATTACCTAATCGGGCACGTAGCTGGTAAAGTTGCTGCACAGGTAGAAAACAATATCTGGAACGGTACTGACGGAGTAGGTTCTGGTGAGTTTGACGGTCTTGTTGACTTAATGACGGCTGACGCAGACGTTATAGACGTAACTGGACCAGCAACGACTGCAGCTAATATCATAGCTCAGCTAGGGGCTGTGGTGGACGCTATCCCAGAAACTGTATACGGTTCTGAGGGAATGCATATATATATATCACAAGCAGACGCTAGAAGTTACGTAAGAGCACAAGCTGCCTTAGGTTACAAAGACCTTTACCATGTAGGACAGACTCAAATGGATTTTGAAGGAGTTAAGTTATTCGTAGCAAATGGCTTAAGCGCTGGAGTTATGGTAGCTGGACAGAAGGAGAATTTAATGTTTGGCTGCGGGCTTCAATCGGACACTAACTTAGTGAAATTGATTGATTTAGCCGACATCGACGGGTCACAAAATGTAAGAGTGGTAATGCGCTACAGTGCAGGTGTAAACTACGCTATCGGTTCTGAATTAGTATTACGCTCAGTAGTATAATTTCAACCTAATTATCTAAAGGGCCTCTTTAAGTAGAGGCTCTTAATTAACTAATAATCAATCTAATACACATAAAATTATGCCATGTTTAATAACAGCAGGACGTTTAGAGGGATGTAAGGACGCAGTGGGAGGCTTGAACGCCATCTACTTCATTAACTACTCAGACATGGGTACACTTACAACTGTAGACGAAACAGTAACAGCGATATCTGCGACAACGCCAGACGCTTTTAAATACGACTTAAAGGGTACATCAACTTTTGAGCAATCATTAACATCTAGCCGTGACAACGGTACTACTTTTGCAGAGCAAACTTTAACGGTTTCTCTTAAAAAGCAAGACAGTACTACTCACAAAGAAATCAAACTTTTAGCCTATGGCAGACCTCATGTTATCATCGAAGATAACAACGGTACACTTTGGTTAATGGGTGAAGAATTTGGAGCAGAGATGAACGCGACGGCTTCAACTGGCGCAAGTTTAGGTGACAAAAGTGGATATGAATTAACATTTTCAGCAATGGAAAGAAGCTTCGCTAAGGAGTTTGTAGGAGCAGCAGGAATTGCTGATTTCGCAGTAACTTTAGGAGTATAATTACTTAAAAATTAACTGAAAGGAGGGCGCTTTATGGCGTCCTTTTTTTTTGCTTTTTACTTTTTTTAGGGCCATTTTAACATATTTTTAACAAAACAGTAAATTTCATTTAAGGCTATTTTAAAGCGTTTTAAGACACTTTATCCTGTCTAGGCTACACCAGGGTCTAAAAGTTGTGAAAGTAAAAAATCCAGTGAGAGTCGGTGCTGCCAGATGGTAAAAAATAAATATTGAAAAAAGCTTTTTTATGCCAGATATTGTGTTAAAGTGTTTTTAAATAAAGACTATGAATTACATCGATATTATAGGCCCAGGCTTAGACCAAATTTATATAAATACTAAGCTCGAAAAGATGCAAGCTGAGAGCTCAATTTCTACCTGGACAATTTACGCAGATGGGTCAGATACCGAAGTAGCAATTTTCACTACTGAGTTTGGAGATGTGGTAATAGATACTTTTGGATATTACCAAAGATTAACTTTTAACGCAAATTTAAACGTGTTGAAAAATGAGACAATGTACAATCTTGTAGGTACACATTTTGGTGAGGTAATTTACAGAGGTAAGTTTTTTACCACAGATAAAGACATAGAAAACTACGAGACAAATACAACAGATTACAAGCAAAGAGCAAACCCTAATAACTATACAATACTAGACTAATGAATTACAGTATAACTAATTTAAGCGCTTACGAAATACCAAAGGCTATAGAGGATAAGTTTAACGACTACGTAGCTTACGGCGAAGACAATAACTACTTTAGTTTTTTAATCCAGCAATACCTGCAATCTGCAACTAATAACGCAGCTATAAAAAGTATCTCAGATTTAATATACGGCCAGGGCATTTGTATTGAAGACTTAGAGATAGATAACCCAAAGGTAAAAGAGCTAAGAAAACTTATAAACCATAGAGACCTTAAAAAGATTATTCTAGAGCGTAAGATGCTAGGGATGGCTGCTATGCAGGTAATCTATTCTAAGACTGGTAATGACCGAAAGGTAGTAGGTATTAAGCATTTTCCTATACACACGCTTAGACCTTCTAAAATGGACGCTGAGGGTGTTATAAGACATTACTACTACCATCCAGACTGGTTAAACAAAAGACAATCGGATGTACTAAAAAAAATACCTACGTTTGGAAACTCTAAGGAGTTAGTAGAATTATTTATTTTGAAGCCTTATGTTTCAGGTTACTCATATTTTAGCCCTGTAGGATATT